GAAATTATATGATCCCTATCGGGTTAGAGGTCAAGTCCCAGGAGGCTCCCACTGGGAGTACGTCCGAGGTTGTGGTTCCTACAGGTTCCGCGTCTGGATCTTCTGTTGTGCTGACCGGGATCTATGTAACGACCCGTACAGGCAATACGGATGCTAGGACTATTGAATTTAAGGATAGGGATTCCGACTCGGTTCTTCTTACACTTGAGCTTTCTGTAACAACCGGCAGATATAATAAGTCTATGTTTCAGTTAGTTATCCCGGGTAGGGGCATCAGGTTTCCGAGCGGGATAAAGTTCACACCACCAGCTACGGATGCTTACGGTTCCCTGGCCATTACCTATAGGGTTTAATTATGTCTGAAGTTTCCTGTTATTGGGAAAAGGAGCCCATTGATATAACTATCTCTGGAAGAATTAGGCTCCTGGGTTACTCGGTGGCCAGGGGCGACAGCGCTCAAAGATACCTGACCTTTAGGCATGGGGATTCTGGAGGGGATATCGCACTTAAGGTGAAGGATGGAACCGTTACATGGCCCGACCCGAATCCCTATAAGTCCGTTCCCGGTGGGGGGATTCTATTCCCGGATGGCCTTTTTTTGGATACGACCAACGACGTAAGCAATAAATATTTCAAGGCAGTAACTATTATATATCAGGACGGATAGTTGTTGTGAACGACTCGTATGTAAAAATTCATACACATTCTGGTACGGCGGCTGCCTTGGCGGTGACTGGACGGTCTAGGTTGTTTGGTTTTGGTGTTGCTTCAAAGTATACAACCACTATTGGAACTCCAGCGATAGACTATAAGGGGAGGATCATTCTGAGGGATAGTACCGACTCCAGTGGTGATGCTTTACTTCAGATCCCCATTGTATCTACGAATACTTACCCCGTTCATGTTTTTTCGAGTTTTGCGGATGAGGACGGGTACGTTCTTTTTGAGAATGGCATTTATATTGACGAGTCTACGGCGGCGGGGGGGGATCCCCTCGATGGATTTATTGTCTATTTAATTTATGGGTAGATTCCTTTGGTAAATTTATACAACGTGATCTCTGCGAATCCCGGCTCTGGGGCTTCTTACAAGAAGAAGCTCGTTGATGGTCGTTGCAAGCTCCATATGGTCTGGACATCATTCGGCACTGCGACCCCGGGAGGTAACGTCGATGCTGACTTTCCTCAGTTGAAATTCTGGTCGGATTCCAACGACACTAACTTGGTGTTCAATATGACTGACATAATGGCGTATGATGCGGGATCGGGTGTATATGATTATATGTATTGCCTAGACCTTCCCCCGCAGGGTTTTTTGTTTGAGGACGGTATGTGGGTCACATTTGGTGAGGACACCTATGAGATATCTATACTTGTCTCCGGCGGCTCTGCCTCGTAATGGCGTTCCTGTCCAGCAAGAGTGTTAGGATGAATGCTTCTCCGGGGGATCGCACTATCACTGGGACAAGGACTAAGCTCTATGGACTGCAAGTGGCTGCGGGGACTCGATGGTACTCAAGCACCGGCCCTACCCACAGCACTGATTATGTGGATGGGTTTACGGTATCCATCAGGGATGGTGGCTCCGCAGGCGACGAACTTTTCAAGTTCACAATTCCCGTTGGGGGGCAGGAGTATTGGTGTGGATCAATTCCGATAAATATCATGTTTGGATCTAATTATATACTTTTCAATGACGGGATGTTCGCGAGTGCGGTTGGGGGGACCAGCGAGACTGCAACCCAGATAAAGAAGGATAATGTGAGACTCTCCTTTATCTACGAGGCCGCATAGTATGGAACCTGTCGGCCAGACCACTTTCTGGACTGTGTTTACTCTAGTCGTTAGTGGTATTGGTGGACTCATGTTGCTCTTTACAACACATGCCAGCGAGCCAACACATCCCCAGGCTGCTCACATATCCAGGGTTTCCAATCTAGAAGTTAGGTCTGAGCGGGTTAAGGTTAATGTGGAGAATAATGCCCGGATACTTGACGAGGTAAAGGTTGAGATCAAGGAATTAAGGGCGGAGCAGAGGCAGTCATCGGAGGAGATCTTGAGGGCGATACAAGAGAGATGACCCCTGATGGTGAGTTCACCGAACGAGAGGTTGGCGCTGCCCTGCAGGAGCTTCAAGAAGTACGGCATGATCACAGGAACCTGAGGCAAATCGTGGTGATTTTATCCGACCAGCAGGAGAGGATGAAGTTGGATCACGCAAAATTACAGACAAGGCTAACAACGATAGCTTCTATCGGGGTTGGCCTTTTTTCTTTAATAGGGTTTTTACTAAACTACATTACCCGGTAGGTGCAAATTGGCTATCAGCGGAACTTATACATTCAATCCGGACGTTGGCGAGATCGTAGAGGAGGCCTATGAGAGGGCCGGTCTCGAAATGCGATCTGGTTACGACCTCAGGACTGCGCGAAGGAGCCTGAACCTACTCACTATAGAGTGGCAAAACAGGGGCCTCAACCTGTGGACGATTGATGAGCAGACTGTGGCACACGAAAGTGATGGGGATGCGCTCACGACAAACTTCCTGAATAAGGGCAATGCTTCTTACAGGCTTGCCACATCGACCTCTGCCTTGTTGGATATCGTTCTGAGAACAGATGATGGGGATACAAATAAGCAGGCTGACTACCATATGAGTAGGATATCTCAGCCAACTTATTCATCCCTTCCTAATAAGTTGAGTCAGGGTAGACCACTCCAATATTATCTCCAGAGAAAGGAGATACTGAATATTGGGTCTAGCACCGACCAGTACAGTGATATAACCTTATGGCCTGTTCCGGATGAGAATTCCAAGTACAAGCTGATCTATTGGCGAGTCAAGAGGATTTCCGACACTGGCGACGATGCGTCCAATACCATGCAGATCCCCGACAGGTTTATCCCCGCACTGGTTTGCGGCCTCGCCTATCATGTTGCCTGCAAGAGGCCCGAGGCGACTCAGAAGATACCTATGCTGAAGCAGCAGTACGAGGAGGAGTTCAGGCTTGCGGCTGAGGAAGATCGGGTTAAGACATCGGCACGGTTCGTTCCGAGAATCTTGGGGTACTGACCCTTGGGCCAGACATACGCTTCTGGAAAGAAGGCTTTTGGTTTCTGTGATCGCTGTGGCTTTAGGTATCCGCTCCATGATCTGAGAGATGAGGTTGTTGATCTAGAGAAGACAGGGATCATGGCCTGTAGTGAATGTTGGGATCCTGACCATCCCCAGAATGCCCTGGGCAGGCACTCCGTAGACGATCCGCAGGCCCTGAAGAATCCCAGGCCCGACAGTGCCCAGACGGCCAGCCGGTGGGGTGGATCTACGGTTTGGAACTTCAGCTTGAGTACTGAGGACTGGCGTTACGTTAAGCCTAGCGGTGCTTCCAATACTCTCACATGGAATGAGAGCGATAAGACCCTGACAGCCACCCAGTCTGTTTCCGGAATCGGATCACTGGAGTATTTTAAGAAATCCGATGGATCAGGAGCGTATGCAAGTATCGACCTGGATGCTGCGGCTGCTGATGAGAGGGATCTGGATACGGTTCGGCTTGTCCTGAAGCTGGATGACAGCAGCGCTTCATCTATGGGGACATGGGTTGGCAGATTCTACTGGGGCACTACAACGAATACCAGTGCGGATCCATTCACCCTCGGGAATGTGGAGGCTGTAGAGCCGGATTGGGATAGATCTATGGGGGATATGTATGAGACCCTCAAGTTCGACCTTTCCGGTGTTGCGAATTGGTCAGGGACCATTTCTTCGCTGCGGTTCGACCTGTATAACACATCATCAAATTTCAAGACGTTTAGAGTTGATTCTATACGTGTGGAGGAGAATTAAATGCCTAAGGTTGGAGATAAGGAATTTTCTTACGATGCAGAGGGATTGCGTGCTGCCCAGGAACATTCTGCGAAGACCGGCATCCCGATGCAAAACAGTCAGAGGTATAATGTTGGTGGCTTGGTGAAGGGTGGGGGCAAGAAGGGCAAGAAGTTTGCGACTCGCGGCGTGGGTAAGGCTACTTCGGGTACGAAGACAAGGGGATGCGTTTAGTTACGGGAAATTTCAATGACCTACGATGACTTAAAAACAGCCATACAAGACTATTGCCAGAATTCTGAGACAACATTTGTTGCTCACCTTGATGACTTTATCAAGGCCGCTGAGGATCGGATCTTCCTGGTTGTGCAGATGCCAGCCTTCTGGAAGAGCGACTCCACCCTGGTGACAGCCGATGGCACGGCTGAGTACACCGTTGCTAGTGGGTCCATAGACGTATTCTCAGTAAGGGTAGGTGAGGCGACGGTTTCGGGTGCTGCCGCTGTGGACAAGGGGCCAGTCAGGTACCTAATAAGGAAGGGGTACGATTTCCTGCTTGAGGCGTATCCGGGCACAGCTAGCGCTGCCGCTGAGGGTATTCCCAAGTATTATGCGGTCTCTTCAGCCCAGGGTACTGGATCTGCCGGATCCAAGGAGCCCACGGTAACGATTCGCCTCGGGCCCATCCCGGGTGCCATCTACCCCGTGACGGTTGATTATTATGGTAAGACATCCTCTGATTCGATTACCAGTGGCGGCACTGCGACCAATGAGACTTGGCTCAGCGTCACCGCTCCGGATGCGCTCCTTTACGGGGCATTACTTGAAGCGTACACCTTCATGAAGGGGGATCCTGGATTACTTCAACATTACCAGTCGGTTTTTGAGAGAAGTGTGGGCCTCATCAAGGGTATGGGTGAGGGAAGGCAAAACGATGATGGTTACACTGATGGGACAAAGCGTGTCCCGGCACAATAATAAGGATTAGAGATGGCTACAAGCTATACGAATGGTCATGTTTTGAAGCTCATTGGTACTGGCCTGGAGGCGGGTACATGGGGTACAAGCCATTGGCGGTTCCTGTGTTGTTAATGTCACAGCCCCCGGTGCCGGGAGTAGTTGGGATTCAGCCAACAAGAGGCTCGACTGGAGATCTCGCGCGGCTGACGATGCTGGTACTGCGGGGACTTCCCCTGTCGGCAGTGGCCGGGTCAAGCACGTTATATTTACGGATTCCGGGGATCTTGCAGCGAGCACGTATGTTTTTCCAATGCAGGATACCGGTGCATTTTCCGAGAGAAGTTTTATTGCGACTAATGCCCTGAGCGGTTCCCGAGATCTTGTCTTTAGTATGCAGAAACCGCCAGGCGGAACTCAGTATACAGTCAAGAGTGGTTTTACTGCGTACATCTACACATCGGTGACCGCGAAGGGCGGGGGTTCCGAAATCGCTGCTACGAGTGCGAACAATGCTCTTGGAAATATCCAGGTAGATAGATTGGATTCAAGCTCTTCCCACGCCTCTAACGATGTTCTGGTTGTGAACCCGACGAGTGGATCTTTTACCGGGAGCGCGATTGTTGCGAACACAACAAGGGCAGCGAATGCGGCCTTTCTGCTGTTCGAGGGAATTGCGAATAGTGCTATGAAGTTTAAGGTTGATGGCACTGGTTCAACGTATGGTGACGGTTCTTATGCTTCACCCGCTGCTGACTACGCAGATATGTTTGAGTGGGAAGACGGCAACCCGGACGGAGATGATCGCGTAGGGATTACAGTTGCTGTTGCATCCTCGGGGAGGATCAGGCCTTCCAGTGAGGGGGATATCCCCGAGGATGTATTCGGCGTGGTAACGGGTACAGCGTGCATGATAGGTAATACGGCCTGGAATGTTTGGGATCGGAAGTTTATGAAGGACGAACACGGTCGGGCTGTTCATCGCACTATTAACGGTAAGCCGGGTCCTGTGATGAATCCAGAATTTGACGAGAGCCTAACGTATGTTCCGCGTAGCCATAGGCCTGAGTGGTCTCCTATTGGTCTGGTTGGGAGAATCCATATTAATAAGGGTCAACTAACTAATCCATCTTGGAGATTCCTCAGGGAAGTTTCCGAGAATACAGAGGAGTGGCTTGTCCGGTGATTAGGCGGATAAAATTGCCCCCGGGACTGAACAAAGACTCTACCCAGTATGCCTCTGGGGGGAGTTGGTATGACTCCAATAATGTTAGGTTTCGCGGGGGGTATGCGGAGTCCATCGGGGGTTGGGCCGACACCAATACAATGGGCGTTTATCAGGGTTCAGACTCTTACCTTCAAGGCGTTGGGAGGGGGATTTTTTCCTGGACTGATTATTCTAGCAACAGGTTGGGTTGCGTTGGGACAAATTGGAAGTTTTACGCTATCGGCGGTATCCAGGCTGTAGATATAACCCCTATAGCTAATAGTTTTACTGGTACAACGATGATCAGCTTCAGGAGTCACTGGGCCGGTGGGGCCGAGCAGTCAGATGTGGCGCTGAATGAGGTGGAGGTCGAGTTCCAAAGTCCCCACAAAATGGTTCCGTTTACATTCTTCACTATAGCCGGTGCGCACGTTAATGGGCTTGGGGGGAATATCACGGGTGCCATCCTTAATCAGGAACATCAGGTATCCGAAGTTGTTGACGCAGATAAGGTCAAATTTGTTATTCCCGGCGGCGTAGTGGCGAATTCAAGCGATACTCTGAGTTTGGCGGCAACTAGCGTTTCGGCGCACACTCAGATAAGTGCTGGTCAGTCTGACCAGACGTATCATGATGGTGCCTGGGGTAATGGACGTTGGGATGATTCGGGAATTGCTTGGGACTACGCCTCGGCTTCGAGCACGGCAGAAGATGAGATGAGGTTCGTTTCCATAGATAATTACAACGAAGACCTGATGATCTCAAACAGGGGAGGTCCCATTTATTACTATGATGTGAGTGAGAACATCGAAAACAATTCCCCAAAGGCCGCAACCAATGACACTAGGGCCCAGGTCCTTTCTTCGTTTACTGGCTCCAGCAACACCCCTGTGATCGTTGATAGTTTCCTGGTCTCGGAGAGGGACGGCCATTGCATCGCCTTTGGAGCAAATGATATTGGTTTAACTACGCAGAATTCTCTTTTAGTTAGGTGGTCTGACCAGAATAATCCGTTTGACTGGACGCCGACAGACACAAATACTGCTGGCGGGCAAATGTTAAGGGTCGGATCCAGGATAGTTGGGGCAATGCTGACCGTATCGGAAATACTTATTTGGACGGATTCTTCCCTCTATTCCATGAGATTCATTGGCCCCCCGGATGTTTTTTCCTTCAATCTCATTAGCAGTAATGTGAATATACTTTCTAGAAATACTGCC